GATCGGTCTTCTCCGGCTCGGGCTTGGGCGGCTGCTCCGGGGTTGCCGTGAGACGCTCGGTGAGCTTGGTGTTGACCTGCTCGTCGCTCGCGTCCTCCGGCAGACCCAGCAGCTTCCGCAGCTCCTTGGGGTCCATGCTGCCTCCTCCTGCAGGGGCTGTGTCGTGCGCGACAGCGTCGAGCTCCGACATGTTGATTGGAAGGATGTCCTTGAGGAAAGGACGGTTGGTGATGCCTCCTCCGAAGAGGACGTCCTGGAACTTCGTGCTCGTCTTCGGGTGCACCCACTCGTCAACGAACTCGGGAGAGAAGTATCGGTACGCCTTGTTCTTGATCTTGTTGAAGGCGTCCTGCGTCCACTCCACCAGGACCCAGAGGCCATCCTCACGGGCCTCTGCGTTCTGAATCCACCCTGCAGCCTCGCCGCTGGTGGCCTTGTGGTCGTAGTCGATGTCGAGGTCCTGACCCCGCACCTTGTCGACCACGTTCTGCGCGAAGCGCTTGACGCGCTCGGGCGTGATGCTGATCTTGCCGTGTACTGGGTGCTCATACTCACCCAGCGGCATGGCCTGGATCCACGTCATGGTGTCGTCTGTCTCGTCCAGCTTGACGGTCGACAGATCGACCCAATACCCGGCCTTATACGGCATGCTCGCACCTCCTACTGATATTGTAACCGGTTGCCGTTGTGGAACCGCTAGCGATAGGATATAACAGTCTCACTTGTTAGCGAGCGTAGCTTCAACGCACTTGCGCGTCTCGGCAACGTTACCTGGGTGGGCTGCTCCACACGCCGCAGCTGCAATTGTAACCTTGTTCAGCGTCTCGATGGTGGAACTGCTCGACTGCCTACTGCGCAAGTAGCAGTCCTGCGCGGCCCTACTCGGATCAATAACCACAGGGGGGTGACGGAGCTCTGGGGGTGTGGTGCACTCAGCGACCAGCTTACTGGTGGCGGTGTTAGAGGCAGCGAGCCTGTGAAGGTCGGTACCCTGCAAGTAGAGGACCAGAAGGGAGCCACAGAGGGCAACTAGTAGCAAGATGACGGTGGCGCCAGCTGCTGCCTGGTAGAGGAACTTTCGCTTGGCGATCTTGACATCCTGGGCATGAGGTGCACCATGTGCGCTCATCAGACCTTCTCTCCGTCCCGCTGACTACCGATTAGGCCCAGGATGTTCAGCGCAGTCTTGCGCTGGTCGACCTTCCACTCGGTATCGTTCTTGATGTACGTCTCGAGCGTGTTCTGAATGCTGTCCAGCTGCTCCTTGCCTGTGACTACGCGCTCGAGAACAGCAACCTTGTCCTTCTCCACCTTCAGTGCTTCACTGACACGCACGTTGTCGTCTTCGAGCAGCTTCACTCGCGTTTGGAGGTCGTCCCTGTCTCCGCGGAGGCCCTCTAGCTGCGCCTTGACGTACGAAGCTCGAACCACAGCAACTGACGCTGCACCCAGCACGAACAGGCTGAAGACAACACCTACGACTGTTGCTAGAGTACTGACATCCACCTACTTGCCCCCTGACTTGTCCGTTCCTGCATTGGCGGACGGAGTCCCCACGGGAGGCGTAGCGCTCTGTCGAGGCTGCCCAGCCTGACTACCGTTCTGATTCCCCTGAGCAGCATCAGGAGCGTTGCCCTGCTGACCCTGCTGCCCGTTCGGGTTCTGTGGCGTCTTGACGATTCGCTTCGTGCTCGGGTCTGCAGGAGGCAGATCCATCTCGTCGCGAATGTGCTTCTCCAGGTCGTCGTCCGGGATGATGACTCCAGCGCCGATTAGGTTGCGGATGGCGAAGCTCAGCGTACGCCAGTCAGCCTGCTCACCGATACGACGCACCTTAAGCTTAGGCACACCGACGCGGCTGTAGTTGTAGTCGATCAGCTGCGGGATGGCGAAGCTGTTGAACGTGTCGACAACGACGTCAGCGATGAAGCGAGTCGCCTTGAGGAACATGACCTGGTCCTCATCCTTGGCCCCTCCGTCAAGGAAGGACGCCAGGACGTTCTTCTCGATCTCCTTGTCGTGGTGATCGATCGACTTGAGCGCGTCAACAGGCTGACCCTCGAGCTTGGCGAAGTTCAGCTCCCACATAGGAGGCAGCACAACGTGAGCACGCTCGTTGGTACGAAGGTTACGTCCTAGGTTGTCCGCAATCGCACGGTCAGAAGGCGTGAAGCCTGGGGGCAGCTTGATGACAGGGATGCCGATGCCGTGACGCTCCTTCTGGATGGCATCGATCTTGTACAGCTGATCCTTGTAGAACCAGTGCTTGTAGGCGGAGCGGAGGACAGAGATGCCCTCCATGTTCCCGCCCTCCTTGTCGAAGGAGAAGACCAGGAGCTTGGAGATCGGGATGAAGATCCCGTTCGGGTTGCGAAGCGTATCCGGGTCGTACATGACGACGCCCGCAGGACCGCCGTGAGCGTCGTACACCCACTCCTGAACATCCATAGGGTGACGCGGTGCGAGCTTCTGCCACACTGTGCGCATCTGTCCGTCGATGATTCGGTTGTCCCAGACCTTCTCGAACATGTAGTAGCCGAAGTCGCACATCAGAAGCGCCTCAGTGAGTACCTGCGTCCACGACGAGGTCATGTACTCGGTGAAGCACTTCCAGACGAAGTCAGCAACGTTCTTGTCGCGGACGCTGTCGGAGGCAGGCTCAACGTACCAGCGTCCAGCGAGGACAGGAGTCTTGACGAGGCGAAGCGTACCGCGAACAGTACCATCGCCACGGCGCATCATGTCGTACTTCTTCAAACCATTGATGCCGCGCAGCTCAGCGTTGTACTCGTTACGCATAAAGCCAGTGAACGGCGATGGCGAAGTAGTACCAAGCTCCATCGTCGCCACGTCGAGCGGCAGCTGGTTGACGTTCTGACCCATCGAGAACTGAATGCCACTCTCGTCGCGGAAAGCGACAGTTCCAGGATCACGCTGCGACACGATGACGAAGGGGTCGCCTCCGTTCGGCACAACCTCGACGAGATCGTGCGTACGAAGAACCTCTGCAAGCGTCACGTCAGTCTCAGCTGACGACTTGCTACTCCTGAATCGATCCAGGATGCTCATCAGAACCCTCCTCCCATCGTGAAGAAGCCACCATCGCCTGTGGTGGGCTGCAGCTCGCGTGTGCCCAGCGAGAAGGCCGAATCGCTAGCGTCCGACATTCCAGTCACCTGACTACCGAATACGTCGCTCAGGTGATACACCGCACCCAGCTTGAAGATGTGCACCAGACCGTACCGAATCGCGTCAAGGGCGTGGTCATCCTGCTTGCGACCAATTTCCTGAACGTTCTTCCCCTTAACGCTATCAGGTGCACGGTAGTTGTTGAACTCGTTGATGACGTTCTTGCACGAGTAGTCGACGTGGAACCGAGGACGCTCGAGAGGCGTGCCGTACTCGTCGAGTACACCGACCTGGATAGGCTTCATGAACGAACGAACCAGGTCGATGCCCTCACGCCAGTTCGTCTTGGCCTCAGGATCAGCGATACAGCCGACCAACTTGCGACTGACCGTCTCTGCCGCCTCAGGGTCAGCAGCATCCCCGAACGCCAGGTCGAGGTGGTAGCCAGGAGGCTGCTCACGTCGCTTCAGCTCAGCGATGTGATCGTCAAGGATCATGTACGGCTTGTAGTGCTCACGCCAGATGTAGATTTCGTCCGACGGACTCACCTGGAACTCAATCGCAGCGAGCGGGTTCGTGTAACCCCAGTCGAACGTGATGTAATTCGGCCACGCAGGGTTGAACGAGTAGTTGCCGCAGTGAAGCTCAGTTTCCCACTCCGGATAGATCTTGCCAACGAACGAACCGAAGTCGGCCGCGATCTCCTGCATGAACCGCTCGGCCATCATCGTCTGCTTCAGGAGCTGGATTTCAGGGTCGTTCTCCCCGCCAGGATACACGACACTGTTCGCCCAACTCGGGAAGCGCCACGACTCGTAGTCGGGCATCGCCTTGTCCTTGCCGAACATCCAGAGGTGGTATAGCCAGTTGAGGCCCTCAGGCGTGGTCGGGAAGTCGCCACCGCCACGCTTGTCGGCAAGAGCAGGACGAATGAATCGTTCCCACGTCTCTTCCTTGTGCTTGGCCGCCTCAGACATGATGACCCAGTCGAGAGCCTCACCGACGAGGTTCTCTGGGTGGTCAGCCGAACGAACCTCCAGGCGCGTCTGCCACGGGAACTCGATGTACATTTCGCCGGAGCGCTTGTTGTACGCCTTCTTGACTCGACGGTCCTTGCCCAGCGCCATCTTGACGATCAGGTCGTCCCAAATGACGCGGAACTCCTTCTCGCCCAAGTC